TCGGCGGCGGACAGCGCGACCATGCGCGTCGCGGGTTCCAGGCAGTAAAGTTGCAGTGAGCCATTGCCGGTCAGGTTGATTTTGTAATTGCCGTTCAGCAGGATCGTGAACACGCAGCCTGCCGGATACGCCGTCTCCGCCGTCCCCGCGCGCAACACACCCATGCCGGTGATGTTGCCTGCCATCTTCAGCACGTAGCTGCCAGGCGTCGTACTGGCCTTCAGCTCACCAGCGATCGCCAGCCCCGCCAGGCCCGTGGCGAAGGCCGTCTGATCTACATCGAACTCACATACCTGGCCTGCGGGGATCGTCGCCGTGTCGCCACTAGCCGGTACGTTCCCGCCCCAGTTTGCTGCGTTCGACCACAGGTTATCCGTTGTCGCCGTAAACGTTCTATCCGCCATAGGTAGGCCTCAACAGTTCTACTAACTTGGCTAACAGCGGCGAGTGCGCCAGCACCTCAGCGCGCTGTTCGTCGGTCAGCTCGTGCCACGCCGCCAGTGTCGCGCCGTAATGGTCGCGAATCAGGGTCAACGCGCCGTCTAATTGCTTCTGTTTTCCAGGCGTCAACAAGACCGAATACTTTTTCTTAGCAGATTGTGCCATCTTCAGCCTCCACGGAGACAGTCTCTACTGGTGGCTCCTGTTTCGTCGCTGCACCCACCGACTCGGCCAGCGCCAGCCAACCGGCGGCGTCGAGGTTCTGCTTCGAGCCGAGTTCGATGGTCGCGCCATCGTCCAGCTCGACACGGCCATAGTACTGCGCAACGCGTTCCGGCGTCTCACAACGATAGGTCGCGATTAGTCGCATTAGCCCCCTCTCCTCTGGGCGATACCAATAATACTGCCACGCTACCTGCTGAACATTCCGATCGTCTGCGGGTTGACCAATAACGGCAGCCCGTCGATAATCAGTGCCGCGCCCTGCTGTTGCGCTGGCCTCGTGTTGTGCACCAGCTGCGTGTAACCGAGCCGCAGTGGGTCGGCACAAATGCCGCTATCCACCGCCCAGTGCAGGCCAGAGTCGCTTTTTGCCAGCCCCCAGGTGTGCCCATGTGCCGTTACCACGCTGCACTCGAACTTGGCCGCCAAGCGCCTCGCCACATATGTCGCGTTGACGCTCGCATTCTGCGGATGCTCGATGTGCCAGAGTACGCCGCCGGAGCGCAGCCTGCACCAGGCATAGTCGCTCACCATGAAGTGCTTGTCATCTGTATCCGGCGTGAACATGCGCGCCAGGCGCGTGAGCGTCATGCCCGCGTATTTGACGGGCTTGAGCGGGCGCAGATCGTGATTGCCGGCGAAATACGCTACACGATCGAAGTTGGCCGCGATCCTGTCTACAAGCTCGGCCAGCGCATCCAACTCCTCGTCTGCATCGATGCCCGCGTCACGCCCAAACACGCTGAATGCGTTGAAATCGGCTAAGTCACCAGCGAGAATGACGGTGTCTATGTCATATTGCTGCGCCAGGTCAATTGTGGCGTCGATGAAGTGCGCGTCCTGGAACGGGCAGTGGATATCGGCCAGGATCAGCGCATTGCCCTCTAGCTCGATTGGCTGGTCATACTTGCGAGCACGACTTGGTGGCGTTGCTGCGTGCCAGCCCCCGCCCTTGCCCCGCTCATTGGCGATCTTGCGGCTGATTGCCTTCTGCGACCGCGCGATGCCCTCCTCTCTAAATCGCGCCGTGATCTTCTCTGTTGTTAGTCCCTGTTGAACCAATGCCTTGAGCAGTGCCGTCTCCGCCGTAGTCCAGCTCTGTCCTGGCACAAACGCCCCCCTCTCTGGTTAGCGCTTCTCTTCGTCTATATAATTGTATCAGAGATTGCCGCGTTTGTCTAGACAAACAGCTACCAGGCCAGCTCTTTGATATTCGCCCAGTCGCCCGTCACCGCATAAACGATCCTGCCTGCATATCCCTGCGCGGTAACGTTGCCCACCTGGAACTCGCCCGTCATGGGGATGCCCAGTCCGTGCTCGCGGGCGTATCTGGGGAATGCCGCATCGGGGTTGTAGGGGATGCCTACGAGATTCCATGCCGCATTGCGCACGACAGACTCTACGGATTCCTCTACTGGCGGCGTGACCGCCGGCGGGATCACTGTGGCCCCATACCCCGCGACCACCCGCGGCCAAATCTCACCGACCTCATAGTCTTTCCACGTCGGATCGCTCGCGCCGTGCTGGAAGATGGTCACGCCAAGCACCTCGGGGATGGCATCATATAGCTCGCCCAGCCTTTGCAGGTCGCGTAAGTATTCATCTGGCCCGCAGGTTTTCTTCCACCCCGCATCGCCCTGTGGCACAATGTCGAACATTGTGTCGCGACCAGCCTCGGTGATGGCAATCAGGTGCCCGCGAAGGTGCTCCCAGATGCCGTGATAACGGAACCGGCACACGTGCCAGTTGTTATCCACATCCGCCGTGTCGCGCCAGTATTCATGGAAGCAGAGCACGTCATCCGCGCGCATGGCGGCGATCATGCTGTCGTATTTTCCCCAGAGGCCCTCGTACGGATGCCCGACTCCCCACGAGCCAACGCCAGCCCGAAGACCAAGTTCGTGCAACCGCTGCATACGGCGAATCTCGAAGCGGGCATGCGCCTCGACCTTGCTATCGCCGACCTCATTGTAGCCTTCGAAGATAATGTTTGGCGTCAACGCACGCAGCGTCAGCATCTTGCTCTTGTACTTGGCGACCCATTCGTCTGCGCGTCTCTCCGGATCGTCAAGCGGCTCGCTGGACTGGTAGAACCGCACGACCACGAGGCAATCTGGCCCCGCTTCGGCCACGGCGGAGGCAATGTCGCCAACAGACGGATCAATCCACTTCACAATCGCCGGTTGCCCCAACGCCACCCTGCGCGAGCCAATGACGTGCAGGCCGACCTTCCTCGAAATGCTCATTCCAACCTCCAACCATGGTAGAGGATCAACGTAGCCCTGATAACCATTGTCCCAGTCCCTTGGCAAGGGGCATACACCAAAGTGCAGATGCGGCCTCGTGCTGCGCCCGGTGTTTCCGCTAAAGCCAATCACCTGTCCGGCGTGCACCTGCTGTCCGTTCGATACCGCCGCCTCGCTCAGGTGCGCATAGACTGTCCGCAGGCTTGCCGTCTCTACCACTACGTACAGTCCATAGCCGTCGCTCGTATAGTGATTCGCTGCCCCTGCGTGCGCCGCCCTCACTGGCGTGCCCACGGTTGCGCTAAAGTCCAGGCCCTCGTGCCCCTGATAGGTAGGCATGTACCATGACGGATTCTCGCCAAATCGCTGCGTAATGCGGGCGCCCGGAATAGGATGCGCCAGCCCTGTCATTATTGTTCCATTGGCATGACGGGCAGGTTGGTCAGCGGCGTTCCGTCCACACCAACTGCCGTGGTCGCCACGTGCTCGGCATAGTGGCCGGTGTCCACCTCGACGAACTCGCGCAAAACGCTTTGGTCTTTCTTCAGCATGATAGCCTCCGTGCCGTGTTATGGCGCTATGGGGAGTAGCGTGCTCTCAATAGCCACGTCTGCTCCAGTGACGATATAGACTGTGCCGTAGTTCAACTCGGGATACTCGTCTAGGTCATAAACCTGCCAGTCCTTATGGCTATTATAGGGCAGGTCGATGGCTTCCGCCAGGTTAGCGCCGTAAAGAATTGACGGCGTCTCTTTGTCGCTATGCGCTTTGCAGGCGAGCCACCTTTTGCGGTGTATGCCAGTGAAGGAACGGTCTTGGGCGTCGCCCTCGGCGACGCTGGGGCTGGGCAGCGTGGCGAGGCGCTCGGGGAATATCTGCTCGGCGCCGTTATATAGCATCTGCGTGTCCGTGCTGAGCTTGATAAGCTCACTATGATGCATGTCGTCGTCGTTGGCCGAGTTCGCCTGCCAGTGCTGAGGCACTGCCCAGTTGGCGTCAGTCACCAGGTCGCTGTTGCGATAGAATACCACGCGACGGATGTCGGCGGTGCCACTGTCGTTACGGCCCTGCAACCGTAGACGCACCCAGTTGCCCTCGGTAAATCCGTAGGTATCCCACGGGATCGCACTGCCCGACCATACCCAGTGATCGCTAATGCCCATGCCGGACTTCGTATAGGTCGCCACTACCGTGTCTGGGTCGGCCCAGTTGTACAGCAGCACGCGCCACTGCACGCCGGTTCCGCCACCGCCCTTCCACTCGACATAGGCGATCAGGTCGTCTGGCCGATAGCGGATCGTGGCGTTCATGACGTCGACCCACGAGTCAGACCCCAGTGCCTTCTGAGGCTCGCTGGCTAGCAGCGGGTTCATGTTGGGCACGTAGCTGTTCTCCAGGCGGCGCAGGTTATCGCGCAGGTCGTTGAAGTCTTTCGCTGCCGACGTTGTGCCATCCGTGAAATTTGGCAGCGGGTTCCAGGTGCTGATGACGCCCGTCTGCCCTACACCCATGAGCTTGATGGTAATCGTCGCGTTCGCTGTGGTCGCCTTCGTCTGCACATCGATGGTGACGATATCGCCGTTGTTCTTGGCGCTGAACGCACCAGATACCGTGCCCCAGCGCAAGTCCCAGCCAGTGAGCACGGTGGTGGATAGTTCCAGATAGACGTATCCGGTATCGTGGTCGACGAAGCGGCAGTAGCCGGTGCCAGCCGAGACACGCATACAGACCCAGTAGAACATCGTGCTCTTCGAGTGGATGAGGTAGTGCGTCTCGACCGTGCCATAGGTCGTGGCTTTTCTGGTCGTGTTGTTCTTCGTCTTCTGCGCACTATACGGCGCTTTGCTCTCGCTCAGCAGCGCGGCGAGGTAGCGGCCATACGTGTTCATGACGGATGCGCTGACGACCTGGCCGTCTTCGACCTCGGGGATGTTGATACCAAACGGTCGATACGGCATTAGTAGTACACCTCATCTGAAGGGTCTTGGTATTTGCTAGAGCCGAGCACGAAGTATGGCCCACCACTGAACACACGGCTCGCGGGGATCAGTTCCAGAGACATGCGCGGCGCTGGGCCGTAGGTGATCTGCATACCCACGATGTAGCAGTCCTCGCTCAACCCTTGAGCGGCATTGGTGATCTTGACCTTATCGCCCATCTCTAGATATGGGCACAGCCTGCCCGTCCAGGTGTAGACGATGGCTGGTTGTTGCAGCAGGTCAAGCAGCCGACAAGCCAGCATCTCCGCCTGGTCTTTGCAAAACACCCACGGATTCTGTGACAGATGGTACTCGCGCTGCCCGGGGATCAGGCCCAGCGTGCTATCGACCTGTACTTGCTGCGCGTCGCCACGCAGGATAGTGTAGCCCTCTAGGAAGAAGCCCTTCACGAAGATACTCAGGGTGGGGTGCGTATTCGTGAAGGTCGCCACCGCGCGTCCCGCCGTGCTGGTCAGTGACAGCAGACAGTAGGCCTCCATGCTGATGCCCAGTGGCGCGGTGGGGTCGTAATCGTCGCCTTCCTCTGGCTTGATCACGCCAGTCACAGGCGTGGTGAAGACACACGTGACCTCTTCAGTATCGTTAGGTCGCACCTCGATGGGCGACGCCGCGCGATACACCACCTGTACTGGCCCGTCAGAGATGGCCGCGTAGTCCACGATGACCGAGCGGTAGATGTTGCGCCACGAGGTATCCTGATCCTGCCTGACCGCCAGGCCCGTGGTCAGTGTCTCCACAACGGTGGGATGCGTGCCTTCTAGCCAGTGCGTGGCGCGTTCGAAGCGCGCTTGGCCTTCCTTCGACCAGTAGAGCCAGCCACCATCGGCAGCGGCAAGGTCTTGTAGATGTGCGAGTAGGTTCTCGCTATCCGACCACTCGTAGGGCAGTGTGAACAGTGCGCGGTCGAGCAGCATGGAGGTCATGCCCGCACCAGACAGCCGCATGGCAATGATCTTATCGATGCGTTGGTCTTGCAACGCGCCGGTGTCCAATGTCAGCCGCTCCAGCAGTGCTTCGCGGCCTCGGCACGTGTAGACCAACTGCCGTTGGCCGCCAGCCTCGGCGGGCTGTACGCCCTCGATCTGGCCCGTGAACTGGCGCGTCACCTCCTCGCCGTTGACCGTATCGACGTAGCCCATATCGATCACCACGGGCACGCGATAGCACAACTGCTGCGAGATACTCGTATACGTCCCCGCCAGGCCACTGGCGTTCTCTGGCGAGTAGCGATGGCCCGCGTTGTTTAGCGTAATCGTCGCCTCAGCAGGCCGACCAGCCCCGAGCACGGGCAGGCCAAACACGGGGTCGAGCAATCTATGCGTCACGTTGACCTTCAACACGTAGTCGGTGAGGTCTTCGTCTGGCAGATTGTAGTCGCCGTCGCCGTCCCAGTCAGCGTAGACGTGGCAGACGGGCGTGGCATCGGTTGCCTTCCAGTTCGTCGCCAGATTCGTGCCCGTGACGTTCTGCACTATGCCTGCTCCAGCCTAGCTGTGGCCGACCAGCCGAACTCTGTATGCTCCACGGCATACTCCTGGATGTAGACGTCATAGGCCGTTGCGCTGTCTGGCGGCTGCCACGACATGAGCACGGTCTGGTCGAGCTGCCCGCTGAGCGTGGCCCACTGAGCCGAAGAGAGATGCCGCCAGGTTACTGACCAGGACATCTTGCTGCCGATGATGTCCGAGACCAGCGCGCCAGAGATCGCGCGGTCGCGCGTGCCGAACAGCATCCGTTCGCGCTGCTGACCGTCTGGATCGCGCACGGTGACAGCCGCGCTACCCTTCGCATAGAGCTTCGTTGTCATATCAGCGCCTCACGACCTCTAGCACGTCTGGCAGGATAGCGTCTACGAGCGACTGCACCAACTCGGGCTGCGAGCCTTCCTGGAAGCCCTGGATGAACAGGCCCGCCACGTCGCGGCCAGCCTCGATCCACGACTCGCGCTTGGCTCGCATCTGCTGCGTCACGGACTCGGATAACTGGCCGCCAACGTTGGCCGACTGCATACCCGCCAGTAGGTCAGCGCTACGGTCTGCGCCAACCTCCTGGTAGTCCTGAGGAACGCCCAGCAACTGCGCCACTTCCTCTTTCTGCATCCCGATGCCCGCTTCGGCAAACTTCCCCATGGCGGTCTGTAGCAGCAACTGCTGGCCCGCCTTGTACTGCTGTTGCTGCTGGCCCGCAGCGAGCAGTCCTTCCCAGTTCACTTCACCGAGACGTTGGCCGCCATAGAACTCCTGTTCGTACTGGTAGATGTCCCATGGCGTGTGCCCCTTCTCGGCCATGCGGAACTGCCTGACCGCCTCGTCCCACTTCTCGGGATAGGCCGCCGTGCCGTACATGCCTGCCTGAGTCGCCATGATGTCCTGCGCTGTGACCTGCGTGGGCTGCAAAAGGCCCTGCACAAGACTTTTGAACTCTGCCTGGGCCTGCTCGGTTGCGGCCTGGGCCGCGCTATAGCCGCTACCAATAGCGCCACCACCCGCCGTTCCGCCACTGGCACCCACCCCCGGAATCACCACTCCGATGGATGCCAGATACTTTCTGCGGTTTTTGTCAGCCTGCTCTTGCGTTATGACCGATCGCTTACCGGTTCCATATTGCACATCCGTTCCCAGCTCCCAGCCGGGCCGCGTTGACATAAGCGCAAGCTCTGCCGAAGAGAAGTTAGCGAGCTGGCGCTCGGCAATCTCAGCAGCAATGCCAACCTGGCTATGTGCGGCGGCCAGTTGGATCAGCGTTTGCATCATAGTATCGGCGCGCTGTTGATAGAGCGTCATGCCCAACTCGCCGCTTTGATACGACTCGTCTAGTTTCGCCACCTCATCCCGATATTCGATGACGCCAATTGCTCCTGAGAGATAACTAGACTTCAACTCGGCCATCTTCCGGTTGTAAGCATCGGCAGCAAGCGACCCGTTTTCATAGGCCGCCCGCAACTCATTCATGCGGGCCGAGGCCCCGACCAACTGCTCATAGGGCAAATCGAGTTCCCAAACCGTTTTGCCAAACTCCAATTGCGTTTCCTTGCCCACGCGCGCCTGCCGCAGCTTGTTGGTTGCTTCCTCTGCTCCCGCCGCGATCTCTAACATCAACTCGCGCCAACTGGTCAGTGATAGGCCAATTTCAGTGCGCAGATTCGTGATCGCCGTGCTTAGCGTTGCGGGTGCGGCGGATTCCCCTAGCGTCTTCATCTCTCCGGTAGCCTCGGCCATCACCCTGCTTGCCAGCGCCTGCGTCTTCTGGTGTTCGGTTAGGGCATCTGAGGCCACGCCGATACTGCGCGCATACTCGGCATATGTTTCATCGGCATTGATGACGATTCCGAGGTTGTCAAGGATCAATGGCGAGGCGCGCCCGATACCAGTCACGATGTTGTCAAACGCCTGCTGTGTGGTCAGGCCCATCGCCTGCCCACGAGTCATAGCGACTTCCATGAGCTTCATCAGGTCTTCGCTAGTACTGGCAACGCCCAACATCATGGCGCGGTTTGCAGACAACATGAGATTGAGATCGTCAATGGTGCCTTGCGAGGCGGCGCGAAGATCGCTCAGCATATCCGTAGCCCTAGAACCAGCAAGCCGCGTAAACCCGCTGCTAACCATCTCGGTCTGCGCGCCGAGTTGCGCCAACTCCGTCATGGTAGAGGCAGCCTGTCTCCCCAGCGCAACCAGTCCGCCAATCGTTAGCGGAATGCCAACGGAAACGAGTGCCGACATCGCCGCCGAGCTTGCCTTTGCGCCTTCCCCAAGCCCGCTTCCCATGGCCTTGCCGGTTTCACGCGCCTTGCCAGAGACCTGATCCATCTTGCGGTCGAAGTCAGAGGTGTTGGCCCCGACCGTAGCAAACAGTTTGGCGATCTCAGTGGCCATGCGTTATCCCCTATCGAGCGCCATCCGCTGGCGCTCTTGGTCTCTCCGTGCCGCCTGGCGCTTGTAGTAGCCGATCCAGTCGATCATCTCGTGCACCGACATGCGCTGGCTCAGTTCTGTGGCGCTACAGTGCATCGTCTCCGCCAACTGGAACACCAGCGCTTTCACTGGGTTCTCCTCGAAAGGATGCCTCGGCTTCGTCAACCGCCTTCTGCGTGATGTCGCCCAGTGGTGTGATGACGGTCAGGTCAGAGATGGCACGGATGATCCTGGCCACCAGGCCGTAGCCCTTCTCGCCGAGTCGCCACGCTTCATCATAGCTGAGCTTGGGCGATACCATGCCCGTGCAGAGTAGCAGCGTCTGCCAGCGCTCCTCGTCAAACGTGCCTTTCTCGCGTGCCGACTCCTGCAGCTTCCAGTACTCGTGTAGGCTCAAGGCGCGCACGCGCACACGGCCGAGCCCTGGCAGGTCGACGTCTTGCTCGACCTGCTCGGCGCTAGGCGCGCTCATCAGACTGTCGAACGACAGGTACTTTTCAGTCACCTTCTGCACCTCGCATAGAGTGTCGACTAGCTGCGAACGACGCCACCATCGGCAGAGATGTTGACCGACCACGTGCCAGCACCGTTCGACGGCGTGGTCACGCGGTACTCGGGGATGATCGCCTGCGCCGTGTAGGTCACTGTGCCATCGGGTTTGAAGACGACGGCCACGTCCGCGCTTCCGTTCCAGCCGGCATAAATGGCCGCGTCTGCCGTGGCGTCGAACGCGCCGTTGGCCGTGAACGTGCAGTCGCGCAGGCCGAGCACACGCAGCACGTCCGTCTCGCCGAGCACGCGGATGTCTCCCGACTCCCGCGTCAGCGTCATCTCTGCCGAGGACAGGTAGCCTTCGAAGGCCACGCCACCGATCGACAGTTTTGCCGCAATACCGTGTTTGAATGCCATTTCGATTACCTCCTACAAAAGGCCAGGCACCATGTCGCCGTGCCCGAGGCCAGTGTCCAACTCACACGCAGATGGCGGTTGATCGTCGTTCCGGGAGCGACGACCTTTACCTCGCTGCCCTTGAGCGTCAGTGTCGTCATGGTCAGCAAGGTTGCCCAAGTCAGCCCGTCTGCACTATGTTCCACGAGCACGACCAGGTTGCCTGTCGTGCTCTTGTCCGTGCAAATCAGGTAAGCCGCGCCGCCCGTGTTCGACGAGACTAGGTTGTCCACATCTGAGCCGGGGCTTGATCCAGCCGACGTGAGCTTGTGCAGCACGACGCCACGATCGAACGTGCCCGCGCCCAGCAGGTCGAGAGGCAGGCGCACGATGTCGTCGCCAGCCGTCACGCGCTTCGTGCCGGGGATGTTGACGCCCGCATAGGCCATGCCCCCTACGGCGTCTCCGTCTGGCAGGAAGATGAACGGCCTGCCAACCGTGGCGGCCAGCAGCGCCTCGCTGTCAGCATCCGTGGTCAGTTCTTCGAACGGCGCGCCCGCGAGCGTGAGCCGAATGTCTCGCTGCCCAGTGAGTCGCGCTACCGCCGAGCCAGACAGCGGCCTGTGCTCGCCAACGCCTTTCGTCATAGCCAGTTCGACCGACTCGACGTAGGGCGACCAGTCCCGTGTGTGCCAGTAGAACCTGGCCGTTGTACCGTGTCTGAATGCCATAATCAGCCTCCTACTGCACCCAGGTGACCAGATCAGCACTGACACCGGCGCAGATGTCACCGCCAATCAGCAGCAGCGCTGCCGCATACGGCCTCTCGATGATGCTGGCGATATGCGTGTAACCGTTGATCGTCAGCGACACTCGGTTGAGGTCAGCGATGATCTGCGCCAACGCCGCGTTGGCCGAAGGCCTGTCTGGGCCGAACTCTCCGCCCTGCAGCGTATAGACCGTGATGCGGTGGCGGAACCGATACCAGCCGATGCGCCCGACCAGGTTCTCGACCTCGGTCTCCTCCAGGTTCAATACGATGAACGGATACTCTGTATTGTGCGCAAAGCCCGGCCCGCCCCACGTCGCCAGTGTCTCCAGCGTGGTGTCTGCCTTCAACACGCCATAGATGGCCGTCTCTACCTCGTCGATGATGTCCTCGGGCGGGGCCGGTGGTAGTGTCATGGTAGCACCGCCTTTACCTGTGCCTCGAACGCCTCGCGGTGCGCCTCGACTGCTGGCCGTAGGAACGGTCGCGGTAGTACTCCGCGCGCACTCGGCGCGGCCCACACGCCCAGCGCCTCAGTCAGGTCATAGAACCCGCCCGAGATGTAGGGGCTTTGCAGCGACGCGCCTTCGAGGATGGCCGCATACGACGCCGTGAAGCCCACGCGCATGGTGAGGTCGCCTACCTCTTCCAGGTAGCCGCTGGCTGCGAGGTTGCCCGTGTCGCGTGCTGGCGGCTCGCCTGGGGCCGAGGCAACATGCGTGATGTTGCCCCGCCTGTACACTCGCCCGCGTTTAAGGCCAGACATGCTGTCGATGGCGGTGTACAGGATAGACGGCGCGATGGCGTGCACGATACGGCGTAGTGCCGAGTGTACCTGCGCTTTGATCTGTGGTGTGAGGTCGAACACCAGATCGATCTTGACGGTCATGTTAGCCCCTGCGTATGCAGACGAACCGCGCCGCCGTCGCCCACTCGCCCTCGGCTATCCTGCCGATCACCTGGTACTCCTCGCCACTATACACGATGATACTCGCCTCGGTCGCCACGGTGTCCTGCTTCAGCGTGAACAGGTACTGTGGCATGGCCGCGTATCGCCCGCCAACCCAGCCCTCGTCGGTCTGGCTGAGCACTTTCACTCGACAGTTCTCAGTCGTGCCCGTTGGCAACGTGTCGGCCTTGTATCCCCCCTGTGCCGTGGCCGTGGCCGTTGGCGCTACGATCGAGCACTGGTCAGGCAGCGCCTCTTCCTGCGTGGCCCGCATCGCAGCGATCTCAGCCGCGCTAAGCACGTCTGCGCTCCTCGCCCGAGCTTTCAGCGCGCGTCGTCAGCATCCTCGCCCTTCCCGAACTTGGCCTCGCTCAGCTGCGCCAGCGCCTTCTTCAGGGTGTCCGGCGCGGGCATCCCCGCCGCCACGCTGTTCTCCAGCACGCTCAGCCCCTCGCTCGCGCAATAGAACAGCGCCACCACATCGCGCGTCACCCCGTTCAGCCCGGTGATCCTGTCCACCTGCACCGCGACGGCCAGCAGCGCAAAGATGAACACCTTCTTCGCAATCCCGCGGAACGATTCCTTGCTCGACAGCTTCTGCTGGACAAACGCCCGCAGGAACCCCGTCGCCACGTCTACCACCATCAGGATCACCAGTGCCGTCATGAGCTGATCCCATGCCCCCCAGATCTGGCAGCAGACGCCGATGATCGCCCCGAGAAACGCCTTCCAACTAAACTCTCTCATACCCACGCCTCAGTTCGTATCGCTTCTGACCATGCGGGCAACAGACGATCTTGCCTGCCCCCGATACTGTCTTGCCAACCGCAGCAGCGCCTCGCCCTGCTGGCTGCGGTGGTACGTCGCCCCGTCCGCTGTAAAGTCAAAGGCCAGGGCGACCTGCGCCGCCCTGGCTTCTAGCGCATCTGCAGCCGCAGCATACACGTCATAGCTCCGTCCAGTCAGGTATACGGGTGGCTGTTGGTGTGCCACGAATGACCAGCGCCCAGCCACCAAGTTCGCGCTAGTGGCGGTCAGCGTGTTTCCACTAGCATCTGTGAGCTTCGCGTCGGCCTCCCAGTAGCCCAGCTCGGCAGCGTATTCTAACACCACACTCTGTCCAGCCACCGTCTGCCAGGTATAGGCCAATGGCTGTTCTATTGCCGTAACGCAATGCGCATCCAGCCAGGTTTGCAGCTCGCTGTTTATCCAGTTCTGCTCTGTGCTCACGGGGTCGTATACCAACCTTCGCACTAGTGCGATCAGTTCCCCCATGCTGACTCGTGCTGCCATCCTGGCCTCCTGTGATTACGCCTTGGGCAACAGGTACGTGCGCACATGGCAGGTGGCGGCGCCGCCGGTGCCAGCGAAAGTCACCTGCAGCGTGCCGTCGTTCTGCATGAACCGCGCCGATTCCAACGGCCCAATCACCCGCGTTGTGTTCTGGGCCACGGCCACCGCCAGATCGCCCAACCCCTCGCGTACTGCTGGCGGGTTGTCGCCGTGCAATACCGTTACAGTGAGCGCCCGCGCGTTATCCTCGGTCACCTCGATCAGCAGCCTGCCCATCGCGCCACCATAGTCAGCGGCCGCCACTGGCACCGTGCCGTTCGTATCGATCGCGTCGCCCGCACCACGCAATGCGTTGCCGTTGACCGTCAACGGCGTCACAGTCAATTTTGCGGGGTTCGCCATGTCGTTACTCCTTTAGCCTCGTGGCAGGCGGAAACAGATCACGTCCGCCTCGCCGTTGATAACCTCAAAGTCAATGTTGAGATCGCCATTGTCCT